GACATTTGGTGGAGCAGCTCCTCCAAGTTCAAGATTAACTGCAACAGAAGAATTTGATTTTTCAATTAATACAATCTCTCCAGCAGCATGGGCTACTGGAGGAGTTTTACCTTCCGCTAGAGGAGGAGGTCTTATGTTTGGAGTGGGAACTCAAACTGCAACAGTAATTGCAGCAGGAGCAAATAATTCTCCGCCTCCAGATTATGTTAATACAACACTCGAATATAATGGTGCTAGTTGGACAAGTGCAAATGCTATAGGGCAACCAGCTAGAAATAGTGTAGGATCTGCAGGAACAGCAACTGCTGGTTTATTAATTGGTGGATACTCTGGAACATCCGGAGGAGATACTACTACTGAACATTATGACGGAACTAATTGGACTAATGGCGGTGCTTTAAATAATGGTTATGAGTCTGGTGGTTATTTTGGAACTCAAACTGCAGCGGTAGCTTGTGCAGGAACTCCTGTTACTGGAAACCCAACTAAAGCAGAAGAATATAATGGTGCTAGTTGGACAAGTATTAGTGCAATTGGAACAGGAAGAGTTACTTTAGGAGGTTTTGGAACTGAAACAGCCGGAGTTGTATGTGGAGGAATGGTTGGCTATCCTGGATCTACGGTAGGAAACACTGAAGAATATAATGGGGAAAGTTGGAGTGAAGTAAACAATTTAATTACGGCAAGATATACTGGAGGACCAGCTCAAGCCGGTACACAAACAGCAGGAATGTATATGGGTGGAAACACAAGACCAGCAAAGACTGCTGTTAATGAGGCTTATGATGGAACAGTGTGGTACTCAGATGTAAGTTTACCAGCAGCTAGAGATAACGGTGCTGGAACAGGAACTAGAGCATTAGCATTAATGTCTGGAGGATATAATCCTAGTATAACAACAGAGACATTAGAATACTCACCATCTACTCAAACAATAACATCTAAGACATTGACAACAAGTTAAAAATAGTTATATTAGAAAGTATAAAGGAGCAATATGACAGAAAAACGTAATATACATGCATTAATAGAAAAAGAAGCACCAAGCTTAAATAATTTATTAGACCCAAATGATGTTAAAGAGTTTAAAGCTATGACAACTGAACTTAGAGACACATGGACTAAGAAACAAGTATTCAGAACTGAAACAGAAATGAGGATGTCTGTTCTACAAGATATGAAATATCCAACAAAAGCTGCAAAATATTGGCAGTGTGTTAGAGAACAAAACGTATTCTTAGAAAACTTAATGAGTTTGTCTTTTGATTGTAGACGTAATGAAGTTAGATTAAAAAAACTCGAACAGAAATTAGAAAAAGAAGAGGATCCATTAAAGAGAGAACTCCTTCAAATAGACATAGATGAAAAAAGATATGGTTTAGCTAACATGCAACTTGTTGCAAAGGATAGAATGAGAGAAATTAAACTATGGTCTACATTAAAGAAAGAATTTGACGATGGGTCTTTTGACACTAAAGATGTTAACACACACCAATTAGAATCATATCATCACATTATGAAAAACAAAGCAGAGACATTAACATCGGGATCTAGTCAACCTGAAGTGTTTAATGTATTAGGTCAACTAAAAACAATAGAAAGAGTTAAAAAATCAGGAGAAATGATTTACAACAAGAAAGAACAAATATCTAATGACCTCGGAGCTAAAGACAAATAAAAAACTTTTCTTTTTAGTTGCGATGCCTAGATCTGGTAATACGGTATTTGCTTCTTTAATAAATCAAAATCCAAATATAGTCTGCACTGCTAACTCTATTACATTAGAAATATTAAAAGATTTATGTCTGTTAAAAACAACAGACGTGTTTCAAAATTTTCCTGACTATAAGTCTTTAAATAATATTATAGATCTTGTTTTTGATCTTTATTATAAAGACTGGCCCCAACAAATAATCATTGATCGGGGACCTGTCTTGGCTACAGGTAAACCAGGTAATTTTGAATTAATGAAAGTACATTACAAACGTCCTTTTAAATGTATTGTTTTACTTAGAGATTTAATGGATGTGTTAGCAAGTTATATGAAATGGTATACAGAAAATCCCGATGCATTTCCAAATAGATATAATTTAAAAAATGATGAAGAAAAATTACAAACAATTATGAATAAAGATGGGGCTGTAGTTAAAGATTTAAATGCAATTGACACTGCGTTTAAACATCCAGACATTTGTCATTTTGTAAAGTTTGACGATCTTATGGAACACCCTAAAGAAGAATTACAAAAAATATATAAATTTTTAGAAGAGCCATACTACCCACATTATTTTGAAAACTTGAAAGATATTACTATTAATGGTATAGAATACGACGACCATGTTGTAGGAAAAAATATGCATAAATTACATACAGGAAAAATTAAAAAAATATATAACCCTTACATAGAAAAAATACCTCAAAGTATAAGAGACAAATATGGACACATCAAATTTTAAATTTATATTTTTAGGACAATCTGTTTTAAGATATCAAGTGCCATTAGAAATTTTTCATACTATTAATGGTATATACGAAACTAAATATCCAGAATTAAAACCTGCTAACAAACAGTTAGTAGGTAAGATACAAAAAGAACATAGTTTATTTTTTAATGGTGAAGATAGTTATAAAATGACTAAACATAATCATCTACCGCAAAATGTATTAAAATGGCTTGAACAAAAATTTGAACATTATTTACGGTGGAACAACGTAACAGAATATAGCACTCATTTTAATTCTATTTGGGTTAATCAAATGTTTGAGCACGAATACAATCCAGTGCACGTGCACCAAGGAACTTTATATACAGGCTTGTCTAGTGTTATGATTTTAAAATTACCTGCAAGTTTTGGTATAGAATATTCATCACCAGATTCACCACAAAATGGAAAGCTGCAAATACTGGGATCAGCTTCTGGTCAATTTGCAAATGTAGATTATGAACCAGAAATAAAAGAAAGAGATTTTTTTGTATTCCCATATGATATGCGACATTGTGTATATCCTTTTAATGGCGAAGGTTATAGAAGAACACTGGCTGCAAACATGGATGTACAATACAGTCCAATCGCTAATAGAGGAGTAAAATAATGTACGAAAATAAAATGATTTCAGAACCTAAATGGAAAAGTTGGATAATTCAAACTACTACACCATTGTTTACACCAGGACAATGCAGGGAAATTATTGAATCGGGTAGAGCACAAAAACCACAACAAGCACAAGTTGGTATGAACAAACCTGGTAGTGGGACAGATACAAAGAAAAGAGTTACTACTATTTCTTGGCTATCATTTAAAGAAATGGGGCATATGTATCAAGATCTTAATAATTTTATACAAAAAGCAAATGAAAATCATTTTGGCTTTGGTGATATTCGGGTAACAGAACAAGCTCAATTTACAGAATATCCAGAAGGAGGTTTCTATGACTGGCATATGGATTGTGACGTAAACATGAGTCACGAACCACCTGTAAGAAAAATATCAATGACATTATTATTAAACGATCCATCCGAGTTTGAAGGAGGGCATTTAGAAATTATGGCACCTGGTAAGTTTGCAGAACTTAAACAAGGTCATGCTATTTGTTTTGCTTCTTTTTTAAATCATAGAGTACAACCAGTGACTAGAGGGGTTAGACAATCTCTTGTTGTTTGGTTTGGAGGTAAACCATTTAGATGATTAAAGAAGGTTTTTTTCCAACTCTTATATATGCAGAAGATTTTAAGTTAAATACTAATGAAATTGCACAAAATATTTTAAATTGGTCTAGACAAGATAAAGGTCTTAAAAAAACAAATGTTAATGGGTGGCATAGTGAAACAGATATGCATCAAAAACCTGAGTATAAACCTTTAGTTGATGAATTATTTAAAATGGCGCATCAAGTATTTAATGAAGAGTTTTTAGATGAAGGCCCTGCACTCGGTAATATGTGGGCAAATATAAATTATAATGGAGGCTATAATAAACCCCACGTTCATCCTAACGCTTTGTTTAGTGGAGTGTATTATATAAAAACACCCCCTCAATGTGGACAATTAATATGTCAAGACCCTAGACCAGGTATTCAAACTTGTATGCCTACTAGAAAACCAGTGGAAATTCCCAAGTATTTATGGCGAGACGTACATTTAGAACCACAAGAAAACAGAGCTATAATGTTTCCAGCATGGCTATGGCATTCAGTTCAACCAAACCAATCAAATGATATAAGAATATCTGTAAGTTTTAATTTTATTCAAAGGGGGTTTGAATGACAGGTTTAGTGTATAAAAAATTACCAATACAAGATATTACTCATCTTACAAGACCAGAATTTGTTAATGGTCAAGAACAAAAATTTTACAATGCTTTATTAAAATCTATAACTGAACATGGAATGAGGGATCCTGTTTTTATATCTCAATATAGGGATAACGGTGAAGTTATTTTAAAAGTTATTGTTGGTAATAATAGAATGGTTATTGCAAAACAACTAGGGTTTAAATTAATACGTTCAATTGTAAAATTATTGGACCCTAACAATAATAATATAAAAGGAAGACCTCTCAATAATGAACAAGAGATAATTGATTTGTTTCAGAGTAAAGAAGGTTTACAAATAAAAAAGGATCCGAACGGTATTATATATGAAGTAATGCCTAAGAACCCGCAAAAATATGGCACAGTTTAATAAATACCACGTAATTAAAAAAGCAATTAACTACGAGTTAGCTAACTTTGTGTTTAACTATTTTTTACTTAAACGTGATGCAGCAAGTTTTATGTATAAAAATAATATTATAGCTGATACAGGTATGTGGGGGACATGGTCAGACCAGCAAGTGATGAACACTTATTCTCATTATGCTGATCCAGTGATGGAGACCCTTTTAGTGAAAGTATTACCAATAATGCAGCAAGAAACAGGCTTAAATTTAATTCCCACTTATTCATATGCTAGGTTATACAAGCATGGCGACGAATTAAGAAGACATAAAGATAGACCCTCTTGTGAAATATCTACTACCATTAATTTAGGCGGTGATCCGTGGCCTATATTTATAGATGGCACAGGTGCAGATACAGTTATAGACGAATTTAAAAAAATACATAAACCTAACGCTCCCAAAGGCACTAAAGTCTTACTTGAAGTCGGTGATATGCTGGTATATAGTGGATGTGAATTAGAGCATTGGAGAGAACCGTTTGAAGGTAATACTTGCGGGCAAGTATTTCTTCATTATAACCATGTAAATGGTCCTTTTGCTGAAAAAAATAGGTTCGACAAAAGGCCGATGTTAGGACTTCCCTCATTTGTGAAGTCATAATATTATGGAGTTATATGCTACAAAAATTAGGTTTTTTACCAGGATTCAACAAACAGGTTACAGAGACCGGGGCTGAAGGCCAATGGTTTGATGGTGACAATGTTAGGTTTAGATACGGTACCCCAGAAAAAATAGGTGGTTGGACTCAGCTAGGTGATGATAAATTAACTGGTGCAGCTAGAGCTATTCATCATTGGGACGATAACGCTGGTATTAAATACGCAGCTATAGGAACAAATAGAATTTTATATGTTTATTCAGGAGGAGTGTATTATGACATTCATCCAATTAGAACTACTTTAACAGGTGCAAAATTTACAAGTAGTTCTTCATCAACAACAGTTACAGTAGTATGTACTGGATCTCATGGTCTAGGTGAAAATGATATTGTAATGTTTGATAGTGTTACAGGAGTACCTGCTGGATCAACTTACAGTAATGCTACTTTTGAAGATCAAAAGTTTATGGTAACTGCTATTCCTACTACAACCACTTTTGAAATTACAATGAATACTCAGGAATCAGGGACCCCATTAACTACAAGTGATGGTAATAGCACTTCTGTCTTATGTTATTATACTGTAGGACCTTCACAACAATTAGGTGGTTATGGTTGGGGCACAGGATTATTTGGTGGTACAGCTTTAGGGGCAGCAACTACAACTTTAGCAACAGCTATATCAGATTTAACAACAACCGATATTGTATTAACTAACTCAGCAGCTTTTCCATCATCAGGAGAAATTAGAATAGGAACAGAAGATATAAGTTTTACAGCTAATAATACTTCTACTAATACTTTAAGTGGTGGTGCTAGAGGAGTTAACGGAACCACTAAAGCTACACATAGTGGAGGAGCAACGGTTACCAACATATCTGAGTATGTTGCTTGGGGTGACCCATCTTCTGCTGACTTTACTATTGATCCTGGTTTATGGATTCTTGACAACTATGGTACAAAATTAATTGCACTTATATATAATGGCGCTTGTTTTGAATGGGATGCTGCAGCCGCAGGTGCGGTTTCTACTAGAGCCACTATATTAGCTAATGCACCTACAAAATCTAGACACGTTCTAGTTTCTACACCGGATAGACACTTAGTATTTTTTGGAACAGAAACAACAGTTGGAACTGATTCAACACAAGATGATATGTTTATAAGATTTTCTTCTCAGGAAAGTATTGATCAAACAGATTCATACACAGTTAAAGCAAACAACACCGCAGGCACACAAAGACTTGCTGATGGTTCTAAAATTATGGGAGCCATTAAAGGTAGGGATGCAATCTATGTATGGACCGATACTGCACTATTTCTTATGAAATTTGTTGGTCAACCATTTACTTTCTCATTTGAGCAGATAGGAACTAACTGTGGATTAATGGGTAAAAATGCCTGTATTGAGGTTGATGGTACAGCTTATTGGATGTCTGAGAATGGATTTTTTGCATACGATGGTCAGTTAAAATCTTTACCTTGTTTAGTAGAAGACCATGTTTATGATGACTTGAACTCAACTTCGAGAGACTTAGTTAATGCAGGATTAAATAACTTGTTTGGAGAAATTAACTGGTTTTATTGCACGGCTGCATCTGATGCAGTTAACAGGGTTGTAACATATAACTATTTAGACTCTACTAGCAAGCGTCCTATATGGACTACAGGGACTTTACCACGAGCAGCATGGCAAGATTCTGCTGTTTTTGATAGACCTCACGCTACATACTATAATCCTTCCGATAATGCTTCTTACGATGTTACTGGTAATACGGACGGAAGTACTATATACTATAACCAGGAAACAGGGACTGATCAGATTAATGCTGGTGGAGCAGTAACTGCTGTAATTGGTACCATAACTTCAGGTGATTTTGACATTACTCAAAGAACAGCCAGAGGTGGTGGACAAATTGTAGGCATGCCAGACCTTAGAGGAGATGGAGAATTTATAATGAGAATAAGCAGATTTATACCAGATTTTATTTCACAAACAGGAAACACTCAAGTTAGTTTTACAACTAGAAACTATCCAAATAGTACACCTACAACTACAAACTTTAGTGTTAATTCAACTACTACTAAAAAAGATACAAGACTAAGAGCAAGATCTATTGCATTAAAAGTTGCTAACACGGGAAGTAATGAAGATTGGAAACTTGGCACATTTAGATTAGACATAGCACCAGGAGGTAGAAGATAATGGCTTATAAAATGCAAGGTGGGGTTAAAAATTATTTAGGAAACCAAAAGATGGTTAAGGCTCCTTTACATTGGCAGTCTAGTCCTGACCATCCAAAAACAGAATTAGCCTACATTACAAAAAAAGAAAAAGATTTACTTGTTAAAAAAGATTTACACGGCTCACTAAAAAGTGGTGTCAACAGAGGACCATCAGGTATTATGAGTTTGAATGGTTGGGGTTCAGCAGATGAAAGTCAAAACGTATCTGGTGCAGCAGCAAGCGCAGCTGAAACAGGTAGTAGTAATGAGAGAGATAGAGCACAGGTTAGAGCAGAAATGTCCGGCCCAGGTCCAGCATTACCACCTGGAGTTACTCCACAAACTGCACAAGATTTTAGATCAGCAGCTATTGCTGCAGGTGCCGGTCAAACTGTTAACCCAGGTTTTTTTGGTCCTAGAAACAGAGTTAGTAAAGAAGCTTTAGCAAGAGCTAGAGCATTTGCTCCTCAAGCTTACAGGGCTACAAGAGGAAGTCGTTTTGGTTTAGGAAATATATTAGGAGGACTTGCTGGATTAGTAATGGGAATACCAGGACTAGGTTTTGGAATTAATGCTTTAAGAAATTTTTCTGGTTTTGGTGGTAAAGATGAAGAAGATATGTCTGAATATAACGAGTTAGGTTTATATACAGATAGAGTAAACCCAACTTATTATAATGACTTTGGTAATGAGTTTGCATTAGGAACTACTTCAAATCCTTTTCGTATGAATGTAGGAACTACCACTCCAATAAATAGAAATAATGATATTGTAGCAAATAATGGTATTGTAGCAACAGATGCATTTACTGGACAATTAGGTGACCCTAATTTTGGATTTATAAGCGAAGAAAACCAATATGGAGAAGGAGGAGCTTAATGGCTAAAATTGTACAATCATTAACAAGAGCCGAAGAAGAATATAGCAGAGCTAACCTACAATCATTGGTTAGGGACCTTGATGGTGTCATTACAAAATTAAATTCTTCATTTCAAGATGAGGTTAAACAAGAGATAGAAGCTAAAAGTTTCTTTTTAGATGCGTAATGGCAGTAGTAAATGAATATAAATTTTATGGTAAAACAACTACAGCAGCTGAGTCTGTTGATATGTTGGAACCAGGTGTAAATGAAACAGTAATTGTTAGGTCATTACGAGTTACCAATAAATCAGGATCGAATACACCAACCGTTACTATTAAAA